TCTCTGCGTCTAGGTCTTCGTCGTTCATGTCTTCAGGGATCAACACCCGACCACGACGGATACTCTCTCTCTGTGCTCGGCGGGAGATAACCCCTGTGTCGCCTAGCTGGATCAGAGCCATCATTTCCTGACTGTCCAACTCTTCTTCCCAGAAGCGTGTGTTGAGCTTGTAGTAGATGTCCCCTACGGGTAGCCCAAAGAACAACGCTACGTCCATTAGAGCCTCTGTGAGAGCGTCTGAGAGGTTATTTACAACCTGATCTAGTGCCGAGGCGTCAGCCGAGGCGTTAATACGCGCTGCTTCTGCTGTCTCGTTAGCGGCTCCGCGCTGCACGATGCGAGCGCCAATGCCGATCATCTCTTGTTCTTTCTGACTCTTGAGATTAGTTAGGAGACTGCGCTCTTCTGGTTGAACCAGCTCTACGTTACCACCCTGCGTAACGATGCCTTGACGTGAGCCAAGTTGAACGCCGTTCGGGTTCTGCTGGGCAAATTCTTCTGGGCTTGTGTCGCCTGTGTCAAGGTGAAGGGTCGGCTGGCCTGTGATGAAACCTGCTTCCTCTAGGTCAGCATTGTTTCGGTAGTGTGCGATGTTCACTACAGCCAGATCGTAGAGTGGCGCGTGGTCAATGTCGGGACGGTTGTTGTTAGCGCCGGGAATGTGCAGCGGAATATGGTCAAAGCTCTGACCTCCCGCCATCCGTACAATGCGCTCTTCCGTTTTGGGTTGCCCACCGTCATCATAGACCTGATGAGTGTACACCCCGTCCCGTAGCCGAAGAACTCGGTAGTTCTTGACCACATCGTGATCGAACTCGTTTGAGATGACATCATCTTGGACAAGTTCAACGATCACCGCCAAAGTGAGAACGCGACGGCCATTTACAATCTCGTACTTCCAGTTAATCAATGCTTCTGCGTAGTACGAGAGGATTACAGGTCGTGCGCCAATGTTCTGCTCTGTCTCATAGTCAATGCTGTCGTTGATGTCTGGATAATCTACGAGGTAAACGTGTCTCCCAGCATCTAGGATTGACCCCAATCCCTCTTTAGCGAGGTGGATAAGTGAGTTACCTGCTCCGTCTGCGTTGTAGATGATCTCGCGCATGTCGTCAGGCATCTCTACCATCGGATCACGACGAAACACCATGCCAGATAGCGCGGAGCGAGTGCGTCCCGTTACGTTAAGGAAATAAGCTCGCTCAACGTATCGCTTGTACCGCTCTGTGTCCTTGGGTGTGAACTCAGGCAGGTAGCGTTGTGGAACTGCTTTGACTGCTTGTTCGCCGTCAACAACGTCTCTGACAAGCCGCCACTTAGGGCTATTACGCTGGTAGTCTGGGTGTAGAGTCTTTACGCTCACTTATTCTCCTACATTGCAAAGGCGATTCGGACGTCAGAGACAGGCTTCACTACTGGTAGCTCGTAGCTCATCAGATAGCTTGCTGCGTCGTTGACGTGATCGAAACCGCCTTGCTTGTCCGGGTAACCGTTCTTGTCGTAAGCCTGTTGCTCTAAGCACTTCACAAGTTCAGAGCACTTTTTTGGGTGAACCTTGACCAGACCGTTAGAAAAAGCAGCGTTCGATGCATTCACTCTGTCTTTGATCGCTGGGTTCTTTCTCGGCGCTCTGATGCTAAATCCTGCTTGACGCAGAATAGCCAGATCGGATCGGGATGCGTCTACTGATTTGCGGCTAGTTCCCGAAGCGTCTGGGTAGATACAGATGGTATGTTCTGGATAGCGCTCTTTAAGCGCGTCTGCCATCGAGGGCGTGTCGTACATGTCGATGAGTTCGTCAACCGCGTGGTAGACTTCCCCTCGTTTAACAAACACAACAGCAGCCATCTTTCCGACGTTGAAGTCCATACCCACATAAAGCCTTTCCCCTCGATCTACGGACTCGTCTGACTGGCAGTGAAGTCTGTGAAAATTACAGTAGACGGTGCCAGAGGATAGGTTAACAAAACGCCCTTCGATGTAGGCTTCTGCGAGAGCTTCCGGGTAGGAGTCTCGTAGCGACTGGACATATCCTTCTGGCAAGTAAGGGTTTGAGTACGAGGGGGCTTGGACAATCCCGTAGTCGTCGTTAGCGTGCTGTACCCAACGCCAGTGTGCAAACTTAAAACCCTCGGGGGTTGTGTAGGCGCTGGCTTGGTTGTGCGGCTCTGGTACTCTGTCTGGCTTTTGTCGGTTACGCCCGATGACCTTGTTCCAAGCCTCTTCTGCGTGGCTAGGAAGTAAGGTGTCAATCTCATCAACGTGGGCGGTGTAAGATTCGTAACCCACGATGCGGTTCGGGTTGTCTAGGCTTCGGAACACAAAGTCGCCCCAGTTCGGGGACGAAGTGTAAACCATGTTGTCTTGTTTGTTGTACTTGTAACTAACACCCAGCTCTGTGAGCTTTTCCGTGATCCGGCTAGCAGTGATTAACTTAACCAGATCGTAGGAAGGTTGGTAGCAAGCAATCAGGGAGTCTGGGGCGGTCGCTGCGTCTATAATCGCGGCGTAGATCATCGCCTCTGACTTTCCCGCGCCGTAACCTGCACAGAACAGGCGGTAGCGCTTTTTCATCTGCAAGAACTCAGCTTGTGGTTTCGTTGCCTTAATCTGCAAGTCCACAGGCTAGTCCTCTTTCTTCTTCGCGTCTCCGATAACTTCGATCTGTACTTTGTTCACAGGGGTGCTTGCGTTCGGGTCAGCTTCCCACTTGATGTTCTGTTGCTCGTTCCAACCCGCTTGGGTCTTCAACCAGAAAATCTGTGCTGTCGTGTCGTTGGAGTTTACAGCCTTGTTGTAGAGCTTACCCGCCACCGTGGCGTTGGCCTTGCTCTGGCCCATCTCCAGCTCTTCCTTGTACTTCTTTTTCAAGGTAGGCAGGGAAATACCAATCAACTTAGCAATCTGCTGCTTGGGTGTCCCTAACAGCGTGTGCATCATGACCGTGTTACGTTGGACGTCGTTAGGCTCGTGTTTAGGCGAACCTCGCTTGGAGAACGCCTGATCCTTGGTTGACCCTACAGGTCGCCCCGCCTTCTTAGGCTTAGCAGGCAGGTAATCACCTTCCAAGATTTCCTTGATGTTCAGGGGTGCCTCTTCACCAAGGTCGTCTACGCTACTCGCCAATTCTGGCTCCTTACAGTCCGTAATATCAGACATCCTTACACTTAGGTTCCAAGGTAAAGTAATAAACCCCGTCTTCTAGCAAAGCCTTGAACTGTACAGGACTAGCACCCACTTCCTCTGGTGCGATGTCACAGACCTGAACCATGTACAAGCCCTCAGACCCCTCGGTCTTAGTACAAACAGACGGAGACTCCGTACAGGTAACTAAAGCTAAAATTAACAGAGATTCCATCCGAGACCTCCAGAGGTCACTGTAACAAAGTCTTTTAAGTTTCCTATTCTTCACCTACAGAATAACATACTTTTGCAGGCTTGTCAAGTACTTTTTCCGTTGCAAAGCTTTGCAACTTGTAAAAAGACAGAAAAATCTGCTTTTGGGATGTGAGACTGTTGGTGTGAATAAGTGTTAGTGTGTAAAACTTACTAACAAACACTGTTACGTTAGTTGCGATGTAATCGCTTATAACTCACCTACAGTTTACCATAGATTTTTCCTGCTGTCAATACCTAAACAGTAAGATTTTCTACTCTGTATAGGAAGTTTAAAGATAAGTTATTGTAATTGCTAATAATTTACTCTTTTAGGAGATTTTTTAAAATTTAGGGAGGGGGTAGTCCAAATCTGTTGTTGACTATAAGGGTGGGGGCACACACCCCTTTACCAGCCTATTTTGGGGGGTACCCCTACTATATCAGGTCTCTGACCTGTCATGCAAGAATTATTTTGCACCAATCTGGTGCTATAGTATGCCCCATAAGGGTGCAGCCTATCGGCTGAATAAAGTGCTTGACTTTCTTTATAAAGTGTGAGTGTGGGGCGGGACTAACATCCTGCTACTTAGCTACATGCCTATATACGCATATCCATATATACGGGAATCCATATATTCTTCCGATTGTCAATGTTTTTCGGCTATTCACTGAATTGCCAAAATTGGCATGATTCTTGCCT